TTTTGTGGAGTAAATTTGGTTTTGGGATACTGTTCTTCCAAATCTGTAACATTTCTATTCATCCTATCTCTAATATTTGGCATTAAAGAATCTTGTTCAGCTTTTTTAGCGTCTAATTTTATTCTAGCTTCATCAACTAGTTGTCTTTGTTGTTCAATATATTGTTTTCTTCCAGCTATTCTTCTATCATTAGGATCAGCTCTAGTTATATCGTTCAATAATTTTTCTTGATTCTTTAGACTTTCAGTTTTCTTATTTAAATCTTCAGTTAAACTATTCGTTGTTTCGGCCGAAGTTGTTGCACCAAATATTCCAGCGGCACCTACCGCGGCTGCGACAGCGGCTAATGATGCCGGATTTCTAACAAAACCTGAACCTATACCGAGGGTGACTGCCATAAGAATTTTTCCTTTATTGTCTTGGAAAAATTCATTCAAAAAGAAACCAAATTGTTTTCCTATTCCCAAAAAAACATCAGTTAATGTTAAATAAGCGGCTTTGGCATAGATTGTCATAATTCTAGCCGGCTCTTCAAATATTTTGGATATTTCTCTTGTAAAATCGCTTGTTGAGTTGATAATTTTTTTAGAAGTTTCTCGGCTAAAACCAATTCTTTCTAATATTTGTTCCGATAAAGACCTGTCTTTATCATTAGGATCTAAACCAAGTCCTTTGAGAATATCAGTTTTCAATTCTTCAAAATTTACATTTTCAGAAACTTGTTTGAGTAAATATGCAACTCCAGCAAGCGCAACAGTCGCTAAAATAAATCCGCCGGGAACTCCACTTAAAACGGAACCGATGGCGCCTAATATTCCACCACCCACTTTTCCAACTACGCCAAGTAGTCCCGAAACAACTCCTCCAATTAGTCCAGCACCACCGGAAAGAATGTTACCTATTCCAGAAAAAATACCACCAAGTCCGCCGCTACTCTCTGTGGTATTATTAGTGTTTGTCGGTGTTGTTTTTTTGTCAGCTAGTAATGCATTTCTTTTTTCCGCACCCATCCAAAGTGCATCCGCACCTCTTGATGATTTACCTGCTACTTTTTTAGTCATGGACGCTATGTTTTGTCTAGTGATATTCATATCTCTAGCCATAGAATTCATGTTCATAGTATTTTTAGCAACAATTTTTAATAAGCCTTCTTGTTTTTCGCTTGAAATAGTTAAAGCATTTATAGCCGCACTTTGTTGTGGTGAATCTGAACTTAACTTTGGTGCACCACCTAATGCAGAAAAGCCTTTGCCAAATATTTTTTGGCCAGTAGCTGACACAACTCCACTTCCACCAAACAAAACATTTCTAATATCCATTCTCTCTTTTCTTTGCTTCAAAGCCGCTGAACCAAGAGAACTCAAAACACCTTTTGATTTTAATTCTTGTTTGTATATTTGTGAGAATTTAGTTGCCATTTATTTTTTTCTTCTTGCTAAATTTTGTTGTTTAATCTTCTCGTTTTCTTCCTCAATGTGACGGAGAAGCATAGTAACATATACATTTCTTTCCCACGGCATCATCTCATTTAAATCTTGTAAAGAATATTTGTGATGTTGCATTAGTGCGAAATTAGTTTGGTAATGGTTACTTAAAATATCATAACGAAAGGTTATCCGAAAAAACTTTGGATTCCTTCAAGCATCAATTCTTCCTCATAAGCACACTTTTGACAAGTAAACTTAATTTGTTTTTTAAGTTTGGGAATGCTCTCAAAGAATTCTTGAATTTTTCCAAATTGTTCTCTGGTCAAACTATCAATAAAATCTACCAATTCTTCTTCTGGTGTATCTTTAGCATAGTACATTGATTCGTTATCATAAATGAAATCAATAGAACTGATAATCGTTTTTGAAATTAAATCGCTTGATGATAAATCTTGTATCTTACTAATGTCTTCAATGTTCTTAAAGTTAGGATATTTTAATGCAACACCTAAATTTGGTGTTAATTGAATTTTGTTGTTTATATCGCCAATTACAGGTTCAACTTCCAGAGCATTAAAACTCAATTTTACTAAAGCGTTGCATTTCTTTTCCTCTTCACCTTCTCCACTAATAGTATTATTGCATTTGTATTGCAAGTCAACAACTTCACCAACGGATCTTGCTCTTAAGTGCATAAAGAAATATTCAAAATCTAGAATAGGCAATTCTTCAATATCAATATCAGAAACGCAACAATTATTAATAATTTGTTTCACGGCCAAAAGTATCGCATCTTGGTCTTCTGATTCCGCAGCCATCAAAAGAATCTTTTCTTCTTTAACTAAGAACGGTCTAAACTTTACTTTCTTTTTTAGTAATGGTAAAGTAATTTCATATAAAGGCACATCAATTTTAGGTAACATATAATCTCCAAATAATTAAAATATTCTTCTCACAGCTTCAGCCGTTCCTCTAATTTGCGATTGTAGGATTTGTGAAACGGGTACTCCAGCAATGGAAGAACCAAGAAGTGCAGCCGCAGCCGCACCGAGGTCATAATCACCTTCATAAATTGTTTTGAATTTCTGATATGAAAATCTAACAGTCAATCTATGAAACCCATCATCCGACCAAGAAAGTGTTTGTGCTCCTATTCCAATAGGAAAAGCATCAAATAATTCTACAGCATAAATCTGTTTAATGAAATCATCATACTGAACAATTTTAACGTTAGTCATGTATGATGTTTCTTTGCCCTTAGGAAATCTAGCGTTGTTTGTGTCGTTGGGAACTATTGCTTCCATCCAACGGTCAAACAATTTTCTTTCATAGAACTCATTTGTACAAACCCAGGTTAGTGCAATTTCATCATATTGGGTTGTATATGGCACTTTGAATCCTGGTCCATAAATTGATACATCAGCCGTTTGTAATGTTTTGCCCGGCAATTCAGCACCTTCGCATTGAAGTGCTAGATATCTTGAAATAGATGAATTGTAAGAACGGGTTTGTTCTCCGCCAAGCACTCTTGCGGTAACATCCGAAAAAACTGAATTTGGTAAATTAAGAATTTGCTCAAGCAAACCATTCTCAACAAACTTGCTAATATATTGTGGTATTGGTAATATAACTTGGAAACGACTTGGACGGGCTAAGCCTTCTTTAGCCTTTATGTTGGCTAAAAATAATTGGGGTAAAAATGACATTAGAATTTTTTCCTAGAATCGGCCCAGACTTTGTTCTTTGTTGCCTTTTCAAATTGTTCAACCGGTAATAAGGCGGCAATGTCCCATTCATCAGCTGGAATTTCAACAAATCTAGATTGCACATGAGAACCTAGATATCGCTTAATGCAAGGTGTCGCCTCATACGCTTTTGAGAATGCAGCCAGCATTTGATAATTTAATCTTAGCTTGGTTTGTGCATCAAAGCGATTATCGGTGGCATGTTCGCTCAATTTATCCAAAAGAATGATACGTTGCTTTGGGTGAATGTAATGTAAATTCAGCCCTAGAAAACCGTCTGGGTATAGTTGTATTGGTAAAACCAATGGGAACTTGTCGTAATATGGCAACTTATCCTTCGTTTTTGGGTCATAATAAAAATAGTACATGTGACCGATAAAATGTGAGGTTGTCTGTCTCTCACGGTCCTGCATTAACTTCTGAGGCGTTGGTTTCAAATCACCAACTTTTGAACGCAACCAATCACGGGCTTGTCTACTACGAGCCGTATAACCAGTCTTTTGCAACTGCTGATTGATTCTATCCATTAAGTAAGCCATAATTGTATTTATTACGAATTAAATGCCTAAATCTTTTTCCGTAATTATTTTGAACTCCCACCCGTGTGCGTGACAGAATTCATCGGCTGCTTTCCACTTCATTTGATTGACAACATATGTGATGGATTCTCTTAGAAAATTCTTGGTCTTACGCTTTTGTGTTGGTTTTTTGGTCTGAGCTTCTGGTTTTACCTCAACTACATAAGTCATAATGGTATCATCTTTTCTTTTGACTTTGATGATGAAATCCGGAAAGTAACGATGCATTCGTTTGTCAACTGGACTGTAGTAGGGAATAGCCAATTCTTCCGATGACCACCAAATGATGTTCGGATTATCATCAAACCACTTCATACAACGCAATTCCCAGGATGACCTATAAATTATGTTATCTGGATTTCCGTTATATTTTTTCGGGTTTTGTGGGGTAAACTTACCTTTGTAAGAATTAGTTCCATAAGACATATAAATATGTAGTAAAACTACAGGATCAACATGGCACTTTTTACCCTATCTGACATAACTTATAAAGCACAAGAAGCTAGAACTGTCGGACCTTTGCCTAGAGAAGCATTTGGTCAAAATATATTGAGATATCCTATTGATATTGGATCGGTGGACAAAGGACATTATATGGTCGTTCATATTAATGTTCAGAATAAAACTGAATATTCATCAAGATTGGCTGAGGATTCACGGTCAGCAATACATAGAAATAGAGAAGCGTTAGCTGGACAAACTGGATATAGAAATATTGGCGGATTAGCTAAAGAAGGAATTGGTCTTGGCTCAAGAGGCGCAAATAGCGTAGATGAATTCCTTAAGAAAAATTTTGATGTTAATACTGCAAAAATTGCAAAAGATGCTTATGAAAAGACTGTGAACTCAATAAATCAAATTACTGGCGGTGTAACACAAGATATATTTACCGCAGTAGATTCTACTTTTGAAACTATTGGATCAGATTTAGGATCATTAGACAATTCAACTTTTCTAAGAACTACTAAAAGAACTACAGACAGTATTGCTCTGTATATGCCCAATACATTAAATTTTAATCATAGTCAAGCCTATTCTGATTTATCTTTGGGTGGAGAAGCGGCCACAACTTTTGGTGCTATTGCAAAAACACTTCTAGATGATGGCGTTGATGCTGGTCAAAAGGGAAGAAATTTATCTCCATTTGTTCTCCAACAACTAACAAAAATTGCAGGATCATTAACAGGATCTCCAAATGCAGCCGCTGCCGTTTTTGCAGGAGCTTCACAACTATCACAGAATCCACAATTAGAGTTAATTTACGCAAGACCAGATTTTAGGTCTTTTAGATTTTCTTTTATGTTTTATCCAAGAAGTGAGAAAGAAGCGGAAGAAGTATATAAATTAATTCAACGATTAAAATTTCATCAAGCGCCAGAAATAAAAAATGGAACAGCTGGATTCTTTTTAGTTCCTCCATCAGAGTTTGACATTGAATTTTATTACAATGGACAAATCAATCCAAATATACCCACAATTTCAACTTGTGTTTTACAATCAATTGATTTAGACTATGCGCCAAATGGATTTCACTCTTTTGAAACACCTGGAGATAATTCGCCAAAGATTGGTGGCACTGGTACGCCAGTTGCTATTAGAATGGATTTATCATTTAAAGAAACAGAAATTATGACGAAGTTTAATTTTCAAGAGGGTGAAAGAAGTAAAGCGGAATTTCAAGCATCAGCGGCGCTGGGTAATTTTAATGAAACAAATTTCGCAGAACAACAATTTGATGCTGACAGAGGAATCTAAATGGCAAAATACTTTAGATACTTTCCAAAAACCATTTATACATTAAATGGTTCAAACTCTCTTGATACAATTACTAATTTAACTGCTAGTTTTTCGTTTGATGAAAGTCTTTTAGAAAATTCCATTTCATACTATCAGTATACAGTACCTGATGGTGAAACACCGGAAATTGTCGCAAACAAATTTTATGGTGGACCAGAAAAACACTGGATTATTTTAAAGATGAACAAAATCTTTGATGTTAAGACAGATTGGCCGATTGAGCAAAGAGTTTTAAATGAAGTTATCCGGTCAAAATATGCAGACAGTTGGATAACAGAAACTTTTGAAATGGCTGATGAAGAAGGTAATCTTTTTGTTACTGAAGCAATTTCTACGATTACATCATTGAATGTTGTTAACGATGGTTCAGGATATGCTAACGGAAACATTATTCAAGTTCAGGGCGGAACAGTATTTGGTACCAAAGCAAATGCAACAGTAACCACCGATGGAACAGGTAATGTTGTTTCATTGAGTATCGCCACAGCAAATGTTGGTTCTTATTTAATTCTACCATCTGGTACAGTTGCTACATCAAATATCACTGGCGCAGGCACAGGATTGACAGTTTCTGTCAGCGCATCGGTAACTAATGATGAGCAATTAATTTTTGAAACTGGCAGAGAAAGAGATGGATTAGAATGGGCCATACTCAACAATCATTCTTTTTATAAAATTGAAACAAGATTATTTCCTGCAAATGGAGATAAGACTATTCAAAAAATTCAGATAACCGAAGAAGACTACAATAATCTTGTGGAAGAAAGCGCAAACTATACGTTATCTGACGGAAATATTTTAACGGTATCAATAACAAAAACTAGAATGTCTTTCTACGATTATGAAGTTGAAAAAAATGATATTAAGAGAAGAATAAAAATTTTAAAGAGTGAATATGTTCCCGCGGTGGATCAAGATTTTGTGCGAGTAATTAGCAATGTCTGATAAGACAATTTTACAATCAACACAATATACCATTAAAAAAGATGGCCTATCATTAGCAACCAAAGCTGGTATTGTTGATTTGACTGGTATGTTTGAAGAATTAAATATATTTGACAGCATATTTAATCCATGCATGACAGGAACTATTCTCATAAGAGATGCGAAAGGACTTTCAAATAAACTATCATTTGATGGCTCAGAAATTCTTTTAATTGATATGGGAAAAACAGAAAATCAAGCTACAATTACAAAATCATTTAGAGTTTACAAACAAAGTTCCAGAAAAGTTGTCAATATAAGTACTGAACTTTATATTCTTCATTTTGTTTCTGATGAATTCATCTTATCACAACAAACAAAAATATCAAAGTCATATCAGGACACTTATACGAATGTAGTTCTTGATATCTTAAAAAATTATTTGTTGGTAAATCCTGATGGCGTATTTTCGGTAGAGTTATCAAAGGGAATAAGAACTGTTGTTTTGCCTAACAAAACACCGATTGAATGTTTGGAATGGTGCTCAAAGAAGGCCGTAAACGAGGATTTATCGCCATCATTTTTATTCTTTGAGAATAAATTAGGTTATAATTTCTTAACTATTTCAAAGATGTTGGATCAAAGAGCCATACACAATATTAATTATCAACCAAAAAACTTAGCGTTGGCGGCTGAAGATACAAATGAAATGATGGGTGCTAGATACATTGAAGTCGTTTCTCAATTTGATTTGAATAAGAATATCAAACATGGAGTTTATGCTGGTACGTTTATTGGTTTTGACATTACAACAAGAAATATTGCAAAAAGAAATGTAGATTTTGATGATGTATATGCAACAGGAAGTCATGCAAACGAAACTCCAAACATTGGTATCATTACGAACAAAGCTGGATTTAAAAACACTGAGATGTTTAACTCAAGACGGGTTTTATTCTCAACTGGAATTTTTGGTTCACAAAGCGATTATGTCAAAACGAATGATCCAAATTCTATCAATTCCGATGATGATACATACAACTATGTAATACAGAGAGAATCGGTAATGAGGAATTTAATGAATCAAAGATTGAAAGTTGTTATGCCTGGAAACTTTGATTTAATTTCTGGAACAAATGTCAATATAACAGTTCCAACAATTAGCGCACAGTATTCTGAAAACATCCAAGATAACATAGACAAAACAAAAAGTGGTAAATATTTGATTGTGTCAACTAGACAAATGATTACTTATGACAAACATGAAACTGTTATGGAAGTGGCAACAGATTCCAACAATCGTGATAAAGTTTATTTGAGTACTCAGCAACAAAATGACTTGGTAGATTTTTATGGATAATAATTTTGCTGGCAAGAATGGCTTTATTTGGTGGACAGGAATAGTTGAGAATCGGGATGATCCTCTAAAGTTAGGACGTTTGCGTGTCAGAATTATTGGATGGCATACTGATGATTTGAATGAAGTTAAGTCTGAACATTTACCGTGGGCTGATGCAGTTACTCCATTAACACACAGCAATGCATCATTAGATATAAAAGAAGGCGATTGGGTTATAGGTTTCTTTACTGATGGAAACAATGCACAAAAGCCAGTTGTTTTTGGACAGTTGAATGGTCTAAATCCAAAAACTGTAAATACTAATCTTGGTTTTTCACCA